CCGCCACCGGTCGGCCAGATCCTGCGCTGTCGCGTAGGGAGCACCCATGGCGGCCCCTCCTCTCACTCGTCCACGTCAGACGACGTCTCGACGACCTTCTCGACGGCCCTCTTGCGACGGGCGCGAGGCTTCCGCTCTGTCTCGGCCGGCTCGTAGCCGACCGCCCGCGCGGCGTCGTCCTTCATCTCGATGACGACACCAGCGGGCGTGCGGTAGCGCGCCATCACGCGCCAGCAGGCGCGTCCACGGCAGCGAACGCGTCGAGGTCGAAGATCGCGACGTAGATGACACCCTCGGCGCGGTACGCGATCTCGTTCTGGCCCTTGAGGTCCCCGTTGCCGTCCGGGTCGCCGTACTCGATCAGCTCGACCGGGATGCGGCGCTGGAAGCCCCACTTGACCTGCGTGAAGTCGCCCACGAGGGCACGCAGGTTCGTGTCCGCGGCCTCGGGGCGGCCCGACACCGTGGACGAGGAAGCGACCGACAGGCCCTTCCAGTTCGTGACCGAGTTCCCGAAGCCGAGGCCCGGGTTCCGCTCACGGCCGTCGTCGTAGGTCTCCGTGGCGAGCCCGAACGCGAAGCCCTGATCGAGCGCCGCACCCGTGGCCTGGTAGCCACCGCCGGCGATCGCACCGACAGCCGCGATGAGCTCGTCCGTCGGCGCACCGGCCGTCACGGTCCGGTTCGTCGTCTGGTTGAGGAACGTCGTCACCGACGCGGCCCGGGTGCCCGTGATCGGGTTGATGCCGTGCAGGCCGATCAGGTCGACCGCACGGGCCATCGAGTCGCCGAGGGCGTCGACCAGCTCGTCCACGATCTGGAGGCGGTGGTCCTGGTCGAGCCAGCGGACCTCCTCCGTCATGCGGACCGTCGTCTGGAACTTGATCGGCGCGGCCACGACACTGCCCCACTCGGGGGTGTCGGAGCCCTTCTGCGCACCCTCGGCGACGATCTGCGCACGCGGCTTGCGCGACATGCGGACAGCCGAGACGTTGCCGAACAGGGTGGGGCGCTCGGGGGACAGGGTCGCCAGGACCGAGTCGTTGCGCACCCGCTCGGCGATGCGGCCGAGCTCAGTGGTCGGGACCGTGAAGTCCCCGGTGTTCAGAGGCATGATCTGTTCTCCTTCGGAGAGGTCAGTCCCGATGCCCCGTGAGGAAGTCCGCAAACGCGGCCTTCTCGCTGGGGTGGGTCGATGAGATGGGCTGGTCGCCCTGGGTGGGGATGACCGGGCCTGCGCCCGTGACAAGCGGCTTGAGGACCGCGGCGTGCGCCTCGAAGTCCTCCTTGGTGGAGCCCCGCAGGACGTCAGCAGGAACGCCGGTCGCCTTCGCGACCTCGGCGCGCCACGTCTCGACCTGCTTCTCCGTCTGGAACCTCTGGATCTCACCCTCGGCCGCCTCGCGCTGTGTGCGCTCGTCGGTGAGAGCCTGCTCGGCAGCGACCTTGGCGGCCTCTGCCTCCTCGGCTCGCGCCCGCAGGTCGTCGTAGTCCGCGTACTTGGCGCGCTCCCGCTCAAGGCGGGACTTCACCAGGCCGTCGAACTCGTCCTGTGAGTTGATCGTGACGGGGAACTCCATCGCTGCTGCTCCTTCATGCCCCGGTTGACCGCCCGGGTAGGCGTGGACCCGCGCTGTGCGGGTAGTCAGTCAGCGTCGGCCGCGATCCAGTCGCGGACGCGCTTGTTGTGGGCCTCGCGCTGCGCCGGCGACATGCGCGACGTGCGCTGCGAGGCGACATAGGCCATCGCATCGACCTCGGGGGCATTCGCATCCCACGACGGGAGCGCGACACAGTTGCAGTCGTCATGTGCCGCGAACCGGACCGTCGACTCCTTGTAGACGGCCCCGCGGCTCACGAGCATCTGACAGAAGCGGCAGCCCGACGTGTACGACTCGGAGGGACGTGCCTCCCGGTGCCAGCCCACCGCCGCCGGGTCAGCCGCAGTCGACTGCACGATCGTGGCCCGCCCCGGCTCCAGCACGTACTTCGTGACCGCGCCAGCCAGAAAGGTGAGCATCTGATCCGGCGCATCGGTGAACAGGTGCTGCGCGCCGAACCTCGTCCGCGCCTGCACCCGCTCCACCGACACCGGATCCGCCATGCGCGCCGAGAACCGGCCAGGAGCGCGCTCAGATGCACGAAGGTCGTCGTAGAAGTCCGCAGCCACGGTCGCCGCCGCCTCGCCGTACCGCTCCACGAGCACGGGCGTGAACTCCAACAGGAGATCCCGCGCCCGCTCCGGCCGCGTCAGGTCGAGCGTCGCCCAGAACGCCTGCAGGTCGCGGCGAGCCAACGTCACGAGACCGCGGTTGGCCGCCTGCAACGTCTCGACGTCAGCCCTCGACGGCATCGGGGACAACCTCCGCCGCGGCCTCGTCTGACTCCTGACGGCCGGCGGCGATCAGGGCCGCAAGGGTGCTGCCACCCTGCGCGCGGCGCTTGTCCGCCAACAGTCGAGTCACCTCGGGCTGCGTGAACCCGGCGTACTCGAGCGCAACCTCCGTGTCGCCCAGCCACGGGAACACCGCGGAGAGCTTCACCAGCGCATCCGCCGCCGTCACCGGGGACGTGAACGCCGGGTTGAGCCAGTTCGCGCGGATCTGCGAGACCTCGCGCGGCGCCTCCGTCAGACCGTCGCGCAGCATGACGACCTTGCGCGCCACCTGACGCAGCGACCCACCCAGGACGCGCGTGGTCGCGCGCGCCTCCACGATCAGGTCCTTCTCCGCCGCGTACAGAGCCTCCGCCGACGGCGGGTTGTCCTGCACGATGCCCAGCGACGACACCGGCAGGCCCGTCTCGCCAGCGAACTGCGAGGCGTACATCCGGTACTGATCCATCAACGGCTGCATCGTCATCTGCGGCAACTGCGTGACGTCCGGCGAGTCGCCATCCTCGTCCTTGGTGATCCCAAGGAACCGGTCGATCGCCATCTCCCACTTGCCGCGAGAAAACGCATCCGCCGCGATGTTCGTCAGCACCACACGCGGGACGGCGTAGAAGTCCGCGCCAATCTCAGCCCGGACGATCGTCGTCAGCGCATGGTCCGTGATGTTCATGACCGGGCGCGTGATCCGCGAGCGACCGAACGGGCGGTCCAGCTGCGGGTCGTACGTCAGCGGCTCGACAAGCACCTCGTTGAGTGGGTTCTTGCGCCGGTCCGCAACCCAGCCGCCCGACGGACGGCGCACACACAGCAGAACGACGTCAGGGAGGTAGACGTCCATCGATGTCGGGCGACCCTGCTCGTCCACGCTCGTGATCGCCACAGCAGCCGACACGGCACGGCGCCGCTTGTCCCACAGGCCAGCCGACCACTCCGCAGAGCGCGCCATGACCAGAACCTCAGGCTCACCGGACTGCACATCGCCACGCGCCGTCGTGATGAACGAGCACGAGTGCTTGAGCGCCGACACGATCGCCTGCGGCAACTCGAGGTCGAACCTATTCGCATCGAGGAGCGCGGCCAGGTCGAACGGATCCTGGTCCTGCCCGGGCGTCACAAACCCGTCGAACACCGTGCGGTGCGCGAGAGCCGTGACCGACTTCGCCGGCCACCCAAGGACGGCCTTGATGCGTGAGTGCGCCTCAGCCGGGATGTTCCCCGTGGGCTTCAGTGGCATCTTTCCGTCGAAGTACGTCGACCGCAGCAGGTTGCGCGGGTACTTCTCGCGCCACTTCGCCACGAGCGCGCGGATCACGCCAAGCTCCGCGTCGGTGACGTTCGTCATCACGCGCGGCAGGAACTCGTCAAGCGCGGAGGAGGACGCGACGGAGACCACAGAGCACCGCCCCTCACATCATCGATTGCTTCCGGCCTGGCTTGCGCTTGCTGATCCGTGCACCCCAGTGCGCGACGGCGACCGCCTCGACAGGGGTCTCATCGCCATCGGGCGTCGTCGGTGCCCATCCCCACGCCCCGTCGTTGCCGCGGGCCTTCTTGTCGCTCACAGCCACCGACTGATCCAGGCGCGCCTGACCCTCGACAGCAAGGTGCGTCACCGACCCGGCCTGCACCGCCTCATGGAACATCGAGCACGCCGTCAGGTAGTCAGGCGTCGTCGCAAGTCGCAGGACACGAGCCGACACGCCCGCATCACGCAGCGCCTGGTAGAGCGTGGAAGCGTGGGAGCGGCCGGAAATCGTGATCTGAGCGGCCTCACGCCACCGGCCCGGCCTCTTCGGGTCCGTCGTGAACCACGCGACCAACTCACGCAAGCCACGGCCCGTCGCGCCAGACTGTGCGCCCACGAGCTCGACATGCACCCCGCCCTCATGCTTGAGCGCGCCGGCGACCGACACCCGCGCACCGTCGTACGAGAACGCGACGCCGAACGAGCGGATCCCGTCAGCCGGAGGAGCCGCGACCTCAGTCGACTTCCACTCCTCGGCCGTGATGAGCCGCTGGCCCGCTCCCTCACGAGCCCAGATGCCCAGGCGGTCCAGAGCGAACCGATCAGGCGGGTACGTCTCGTACTCGCCCTGCACGACCTCATGGTTGATCCGCACATTCCACGCCGGGTTCGCCGACCACCGCGTGAACTCCGACGCCGGGTCATAG